TAATTAATATGAAAGAACCAATAATCACACTAGACAACGAGATTCATGATAGACATGAGCTCACACAAAAAGCAATTCAAGACAGCTTTTATTATGGCTACTTGGCAAAAGCTTGTTTATCAAGTAGTGCCATAAGTCAATTACTTAAATCCCCATTAGAATACTTAAATCAAATAAACCTACCTACTGAATCAGATGCACTTGCACAAGGTTATTTATTTCACGCTAGTATTTTAGAAGAGGATAAATTTAACGAGTGCCTATTCTTAGATGTTAAGACAAAAGCAAATAAAGAATACAAACTTGCCAAAGAAGAGCGTTGGGATGTCTTTACTGTAAAAGACAGAGACAAAGCGTTAAGATTAAGAGATAGATTTTATAATTGCAAACCTGCAAGCGAACTTATACAAAATAGTCAATTTGAAGTGCCTATGGTTAACACATTAAACAACTATCCTTTTAGAGCTAAGGCAGATGTTTTGGGAGAACACCTTATTGATTTAAAGACAACTCAAGTTTTATCGGCATTTAAATACAGTGCCAACAAATATAATTACGATAGTCAATGTTATATTTATTGTAATTTGTTTGGCAAAGATTATAAAGATTTTAAGTATATTGTCATTGATAAATCACCAACAAATGAAATTGGTATTTTTAATGTCAGTGAAAATTTCTATTTTAGTGGTGAGCAAAAAGTTGAATATGCTATCAAAGTATATGAAAACTATATTAAGAATGAATTTAAACTAGAAAACTACTTAGTAGAAGACACTTTATAAATGGCAAATGAATATTTAGATTACTTAGATTGTTACGAAGACACTCTATTATGTCTAAAAAAAAGAGTAATAACAGAACAAGAAATACCTATATTAATCGAGCAGTATGAATACGAAGAGCATTATGAATGTTGTGGCGCAATACTACACGCTTTAGAAGATTACAAAGCTCATAAAAATTACCTACCATGATTACAGCAAATCAAATAGCAGAGAAGTTAATAAAACTATCAAAGCTAAATATATTTAAGATTATAAGAAAAATAGAATATGTTGAAGTAAGGTCTTTACTAAACCACATATTGTACAATCACAAAAGAATGACGTTTTATCAAATCGTAAACTTTTACAAAAAAAATGGTTGGGATATAAATCACGCTACATTAATTCATTCTTTAAGAAACTACGAGATATATAAGAAATACAATAAAGATTTAATTGTTTGGCAGGAAAGCATTATAGATAGTATAAATCAAATGGATAATTACTCTAAAAGAGAATATATAAGAAGTAAAGTAAACTATCTAAACAATAAAGATGTTGATGAATTAACTATGGTTATTAGTAATATGGTCGATAAAGAATTAGAATATGCAGAATAAATACAGAAAACTATTACAAAAGGAAGCTCCAAATCTTTATAAGAGTTATGAAGATATTGTTGAAGAGCAATTTGAATTGTTTGCAAAAAAGCAATTAGATTATGGCATTAGTAATATAAGCACTGGTGCAAACTTAGAAACTAAGGAAGGCAAAGACTTTGCTTTACATGGTTTATGGTTTAGAATGAATGATAAAATAAGTAGGTGGAAAAATCTAATTATTAAGAATCGTAAAGGTAATAATGAAACTTTATTAGATACATTTCAGGACTTAGGCAATTACTCTATTATATGCCAATTAATAAATAAAGGTTTATGGAAGGAGTAAACGATGAAAAAAAGAAAAAAGATGGAAGAGCAAACAACGGTGCTTTAAAAGGAGTTTATAGAGGACAAGGACGACCACCGAAAGCTAGGGAAAAGAAGCTAGGTAACTATGCCTTAGGTGCAATGAAAAAAGTATTTGGTAGTGAAGAGAAAGCTTGGCTTGAACTTGCAAAACAGGCAAAAGATAGTTTCCCTCATATGAGATTACTTTGGGAATACAAGTATGGTAAACCAAAAGAACTTAAAGAACTTAATGTTAAAACAGAAGTCAACATTCCTGTAATTAATTTTGCAGATAAGGAAAAAACAATTGACATTGAATCAGAAGATATAAAAGATGAAGAAACTAAATCTTAATCCTAAATATCAAGCTCTATTTAATTCAGATAGTAGATACTATGTGATTACAGGAGGAAGAGGAAGTGGAAAATCATTTGCTACAAACACATTCTTAGTGTTACTTACTTACGAAAAAGGACACAGAATATTATTTACTCGTTATACAATGACCTCAGCAGGTATGTCAATTATACCAGAGTTTATTGAGAAGCTAGAATTAATGGGCATACTTGACCAGTTCACTGTAACCAAAACAGAAATCATTAATAATTTAACAGGCAGTTCAATATATTTCAGTGGGATTAGAACATCAAGTGGAGACCAAACGGCAAAGCTAAAATCTATTCAAGGTGTTAGTTCGTTTGTTATAGATGAAGCAGAAGAGCTTACAGATGAAGAGAGTTTTGACAAGATTGATTTTAGTATTAGAGCAAAAGGAGTTAAGAATAGATGTATATTAATTCTAAACCCTACTACAAAAGAGAACTGGATATATCAAAGGTTTTTTCAGAATAGAGGAATACCAGACGGATTCAACGGCACAAAAGAAAACATTACTTACATTCATACAACTTACTTAGATAACTTAGACCACTTATCAGAATCGTTTGTTAAACAGATTGAAGATATGAAAGTTAGAAGACCTCTTAAGTATAAACATCAAATAATGGGTGGCTGGTTACAAAGAGCAGAAGGAGTTATATTTACTCATTGGAATATAGATAAATTCAATACGGAAATAGATTCAATATTCGGATTGGACTTTGGATTCTCTGTTGACCCCTCAGCTTTAATAGAAGGTGCGATTGACAAAACTAGAAAAATTATTTGGTTTAAAGAACATTTATACAAAAAAGGTTTGACCACCTCACAAATTTATGATACTTGTATTAGAAAGGCAGGTAAGAATTTAATTGTGGCTGATAATAGCGAACCCCGTTTAATTAGTGAATTAAAAACAAAAGGATTAAACATTGTGCCTACAATAAAAAAGAAAGGTAGCATCTTGTCAGGAATAGCATTGATGCAAGATTATCAAATTGTAATTGATAGCAATTCTATAAATCTAATTCGTGAATTTAATAATTATTCTTGGAAGCTTACAGGTTCTATTCCTCAAGATAATTTTAATCACGGAATAGACTCCTGTCGTTATCTGGTTCAGTACCTACTTACTAGGTCTGTACCTCATGGTAATTATTTTATTAGATAATTTTTTTTATATTTATTTGGTCAGTTGGAAATTATTTACTAATATTGTTAATAACTAATAAATAAAACCATGAAAGCACAAGAATTAAAAGATTATTGTATCAAAGTAGATATTGCAAACAGTATCGGAACACAAAAAGAAATTGAATTATATTATAAAGACATCTCTTTTAAAAAACTACTACACATTTATATTCAATACAATGGATTAAATTGTTATAAAGCAGAAGAGCCAGAAGATTATAAAACAGATTATTCAATAGATATGATAAGCTTGTTAGATATTTTAAATAATGAATAAAACTATGAAAACAATTAAAAACAAACATGAAAATTTAAGAAAAATATTAATAGAATATGGTAGCCAAGAATTTGGAGATTGTATTGTAGATGATATTTGTAATTTATTTAACTACCCTAATACTTTATATAATGAAAGAAAACAAAAAGATTATCCCAAAACACTTTAACCTTAACAAAGATTGGATACAAAAGAGTAACCAAAATCGTATGTTAGAACTATTAAGTAAACAATTTAAAAACAAGAAATCATGAGTATAGAAAACGAAACATTTGCACATTATAAGATGCAAAAGAAACTTGAAGAGATTAGAAAATCAATTAATCTTTTAAGAACACACGGCTACACTATTGTAGATTTAGAAAACAAAATAATAGAAAAAGAAATCAAAGAATAGAAATTATGGATTTATCATTTAGAGAACTTGAAGAACAAAATCTAATTTTAGACCACGATATAGAGCGATTACAAGACGAATTGAATTGGTGGCGTACTTATGGAGAGTATGTCTCTAAAGTACATAATAACGTAGATGCTGAAGCTTGTGGGTATGCTGACGGAGACAATGAATACAAAGAAAACTTTAACTAAAACAAACAATATGACACTCAAAGAAAAAATCAAAGATTTAGAAAAGCAATTAGAAGTTGCTAAAAGACACACTTATGTTTATGACACAATTCAAATACAT